CCACCCCTTGACCAGTAAATATGAATGGTCCAATTTTGGGGTGAAACATTGATCCTGATATATCCAAAAAACTGTATGTGGTGCTATCTGCTAATCCAAACATCACATCGCCTTATCTGTTCAAATACACCCCGATTAAAACTGAATGGACAGCCCCTGCTTCCTTGATGGCAACGTACAGGGGAACGGATTCTCTTGCTTCACGATCTGCCTGCGACTGATCTGCCAGCGATTCTGCCTGAACCAAATAACCATTCGGGAGAACATCATCGTATGCCAGATTTAAAACATTCACTCCCTTCCAGACTCCCGGACCAAGGAAACCAATTCGTACTGCTTCCTCACATGCTTCATTGCAACATTGAATCAACTGGGTCACACCAGCATCGGTCTGCGGAACTTTCGGGTTCTGGTACAACAGATCCATGATGGTCAACTGGAGATTGTTCACCAGCATATCCAGATTGATCTTCTCATCAAAGAAACTTCCGTTGCTCATTTTGCCCTGTTCAAAGATGGTGTAGTAATTGCCATAGGACAGGTAAAGGTTGCCATAATTCCCTTCCACGATTGAAATCTGGGAGGGAGTCATCGGTTCAATGGAAATACCAATCTCCTGTTTGAACTTCAACGTGAATGCTGAATTTGCCAGACCGGAGTTCTGCCCCATTGCATAACCCATGATGGCACAGATCGCATAGATGTTATTCGGGTAAACACCGCTTTGCGTTGTAGCATATTGCCCGATGGTTCGGGAATAATTCAACGACTTCAAATAAGTAAAAATGTCGGGAGGAGATGCCGTGCCTGTCAAGCAATCTGCATCACCTGTCGTAAATCCATACAGGCTTGCAGGAGTTGCTGTTTCAATATAAGCGGCACAGGCAATGTTATCTGCATAAACTGCATTCAAACAGACCGCCATATACCATTCAAAATTCGCAGCACGACAAGCCGTTAATGCTTCCACACAACTTTCAACTCCAAGCTCCTGACGACCAATCCAAAGAATTTCAGGAGAAGGTGACTGGGAGAAATATAATGAAGCGGCAATATATTCAGGATCGGTCAATGCAAAATCTACAAGCACTTCTGCCGCCGTATTATATTTTCTCACTCTTTCTGAAGTGGGAATAACATCTGTCGAACCAATGATCAAACCCTGATTAAAGGTTGACCGTGGTGCTGACAAAGGACTTATCAACACTTCAACATCTACAATGGTGTCCAAACTTAATGTTCCGGGAATCGGGATTGCCATAATTTCACCTCACTGTTTTATTTTTATCTGTTTATTATCAAACCACCTTCACGCACTATCGTTGATTCAGTAATCTTTCCATCGTGGATTGTTCCCGAATCACCTTTAACAACCAACGGCACAGTCAGGATAGACGGAACCGCATAATTGATCAGAATCTTTTCATTGAAATCTGTCGTCAAATCCACCCTTTCATACCACAACCCTTCCCACCTCTCAGGGAATCTTCTAGGAGGGTCAAAATTCGGGACTAAATAAATTTTTTGCCTTGCCAACACATCATGATTTGTTTGATAAAAGAGTTTAGTCCTTACTGCAACAGCATCGTCCCATGAATTCTGTCCATAAAATATCCATGTGATTCTCAAAGTTCTGGTGTAATGGACTTGCATGTTTCCTTCTTCCGGAGAACCAACCTGCTCATATTTCAACTCTTGAGGGACATGGTAAGTAGAAGCAACATCAGCTATTCTGATAAAAAGAAGATTGTCATCAATTTCAAAAGCTGGAGCACCACCTGTCGGCCACGACATCCGCACCTGAGTTGTAGGGTCAACCATCAAAGTTGCCAAATCAAAAAACAATTTTCTTAACTGACTCAATGATAATATTTTGTCTGCCATTTAAGCACCTTTGATTCTTGTTCCTATTGCCTTATAATATCCCCAATCCACTTCAGGATAAACGCTTTGTATTTTATAATACTCACCTCTCCACATAATCTTATCCGATGTTCCTTGAGCAGTTCCAACCCGAGTCGGGTAAAGTGGGCATACGGAATGAAACGTCATCGCTCCCCTTATCCTGTCTCCTTCAGCAACCATGTCCAATTCTTTTTGACTCGAAACAGTAACAACCCCGAGCATTTTTATTGCTCTTGGAGTGTTTTCTGTCCACACACCATCAACAAAAGAACCTGTGCTCCGATAAACAGTAAACACTTGAGCAAAGTCAGGATCAGTGATAACTTCAGAAACATTAATCATTTCTTTTTGTTTCCTTTCACAATCTCAACTTCAACGTTAGAGCCATCGTTTACTATTTCATACCCTGAAAATTTACTTGAAACGGCTGGCACAATCCTTTCCTTCACCACAGTTTCTTTCTTTTAAACTTTTCCAGCTTATCAAACTTCTGTTGATGTCTTGTCCTATTAAATTCAGGATTGCTGTATGTTCTGTTATCAATGGCCTGCATCGCAATTTGCAGACTTGGTTCCACAGCAATGATCTGATTATTACGGTAAACCACATGAATCCCGTTAATTACAGGTTTGATGCTATACCCCTTATATTCTTTAGCAGGAAGACTTCTGTTTTTCATTTTCCCTTCACCTTATCTCCCAAAACATAAGTGATTGCTTTTCTCATCTGACCTGTATCCACCAGAACCTGATCAACGGGAGCACCTGCTTCATACTCTGCATATGCTTCCTTCCTCTTTTTCTTTGACTTGAATCTCTTTCTTATCTTTGCCTTCACTGTTGACGGTTGATTTGGTTCCCATCCATTAGCAGGATCTTCAAACCAATCTGTGATCATATTTACAGCATCCTGACCTGTGATCTTCATCATGCTTAAAGCTGACTGATAATTACCTGCCAATAAACGTCTGGAAATTTCTGACAAATCCTCCGCAATCTTTTCATCATTGGCTTTCAATGCCGGTTCAATCAATGGACGAGCTGGCAAATTCCTTAATTCCGATCCATTGGTATGAAGATAAAGCAGAGTAGCATTATTCATTTGTCCTTTCTTTCTTGGGGCATTGTCTTCTGGGATACCAACATAAATACCAATTTCGGCAATTCGTTGTATTTTTTCAAGCAACTCTTTTTCTTTGTTGATCTTCTTTTGCTCAAGTATTGTCTGCTTGATGCCTTCAAAAGAAGCACTTTTAGTTCCTGCTTCAAAAGACCCAAAAAGTTCCTTAATGCCGAAATTCATTTTAATCATATCAACTGTTGGCCTCCCATGCCGACAATCATCGCCAGTTGCCAGAATTCACGACCGTATTTTGTGGTATTGTAATTGCCAGCTCCTTCAAGAGTCATGGAGGAAGTATCATAACCAACTGAAACCCCATCCACTCCTTTACTTGACATAACACCTCCAACCCCACGGCCCGGAGCTACTCCTGAATCACCAGCAGCCATATCAGCAGAACCAAGTGTGATGTTATGGGCAACGTAAAGCCATAATCCATGTGTCAGTAAATCACCCCATCGTGTTTCATTGAGAAGCAATAATCCTGCCGATGACCAGAAAGTTATCATGGCATCTGGATATCTTACTTCGTCCGCAAATTCTGGGAACGCAAGCCTGAATGCTGATATGTCCATTGTTATGCTCATGGCTTATCCTTTTTTAGCTCTTCTCTTGATGCTTACTTCTTCCTTTTTTGCCTTTGCCTGTTTTACAACCACGACCTTTTTATCCCCGACCTCATCAGGCAGAACCGTACCGACAGGTGACAGGATGGAATGGGTGGCAAACACCACAGGATCTTTTTCCGGTACTGCTATCGGCTTTTCATCCTCTTTCTGCTTTGCAAGTTTTTTCTCTTCGGCGATCTGCTCAAGAGATTTGAACTTATATTTTTTTCTGTTCACAGGAACGATGATCTTGCTCTCCACCAATCCCTTGACAAACCAATGCTCCAGTAGTGAATCATCAATCTGATTGATTCCAGGACGTAGATCAACAACCCTTGATTTGTCACTCGGAATTGCCACAGGTCTTTTCACATCCACTTCGATCAACATAATAAAATCTCCTTCTCTTTTTTTTAGTTACTCACTGCCAAATAAATTTGCTGTCCTCTTGGATACTTCTTTCCTTTTCGAGCTTCACTAATTTTTTCTTGCTCTCTCTTCAGGATTAGAAAATACCATTTGCTTGCCTTTGCCCAATCTATTTCTTTCGGATAAATCAGGTCGTTTCTTTCCTTTCATCGGATTGACGTAATCAGTGACTGAGGACATCTTCAATCCTTTATTCCAAACTACATCTGTTCTTTTTACTCCTGTTTTTGCCTTACTGATCTTTTGTTTTTGCTCTTCAGAAATCACTCTACCTTTGCGAGAATCACTCATTTTCTTTCTCATCTTTGGAGATGAAAAAGTCTTTTTCAGAGTTTCACTTGTTTTCCTTTTTGAATCTTCGGTATGTTTTCTTCCAGTAAATCCTTTGGTGACAATATGTTTCTTCTTTAAGGTTCTAGAAATTTTCTTCCTTACAACCTTTGAAGGATTTATCAAACCATCACCACCATCAGTAAGATTGTATCCATTAGGTGCTTTACAATTGTAGTGCTGAATCCAGTATCGTTCCTTTTCACAGAGAATTTCTCTGGACTCAGCACTATCAATGACGGACACGGCAAACGATTGCAAACCATACTTATTCAAGGCTTTCTGAATATAAGATTTGTTTTCTGCAATATGTCCGGCAATTCTTTTACTCAGGTCTTTTGTAGTAAGACCAATGTAAACTTTACCGTTAATATTGTTTTCAATCTTATAAATTATCATCATAAACCTCGTAAGTAGTTGATTTAACTCATATACCGTCGGCGTATCGGATTGTCTCGGGATAGACGAACTCCACACAACCCAAACGACCGAAATAAGTGGTCAACTGATACAGACTGCGGTATTCCAACGGAGTCCTCTGAAGAGGAACCATCGGATAACGAACTCTGTCAACATCCTGCGTGTAACAAACCATGCGATCAGTTGCAGTTGAAGGAGAACCAGCGGCAACACCACGACCTGTCAACCACTTGCAGGGCTGAATGTCGAGCTTCTTGCCGTTGACTTTCAGAGCAATGGAATTGTCTTCCAAGAAAGTCAGGATCGAAACATTACCTGCGGTGGAAACTTTCTGCGAGGTGATGTATGCGAACTGTGCAGGAGGAAGCAGAAGCTTGCTCGGACAAATCGCATAACCTGATGACTGCCAACATTCCTGAATCAGGGTATTAACATCTTCCAGAATTTCATCAGCGGTCTTGGTTGTCCACTGAGTGGTGGTGGAAACGCCAGCATCAACGAATCCGGCGGTGACCAAAGAAGAATTGAGCAATCCTTCTTTACCGACAATGGTGTCACCGATGTAAACCATTTCATCGATGTCCATCTGGTGTTTCAACTGCATACCCTTGAACTTCTGTTCGTCAACCGGGCGACCCAACTGCTGTGCGGAAAGCAATTCAGGAATCGTGTAACCGATTTCCATTGCCCACAGGTACAACGGTTGTGAGGTCTTGCCGATGTCCAGAGCAATTCCTGCAATTGCATTACTGTTCTTGCCAACGAAATTCTTGCCAGAAGAATTCATTGAACCTGCTGCCGCAAATGCTGAATTGGTAAAGCTGGATGCTTCATCAGCAATCGTTACATCCTCACGCAGATCGATATCTCTCGTCCATGTGATGGATACCAAAGGTTCATGGAGTTTCTGATCCAATCTTTCCAACTCACCGATCAAAAAAGCTCCAGTACTGTCTATTGTCATTTCATCGTATGTAATCATATTTCAATTTCCTCCAAATAAATTTATTTTGTTGTGTTCCCAATCACCACCTTTAAAGGTTAGATGTTGTAAGAAATTTCCACGTTGCCGTCTGCATCAGCAGAACCCATGAAAATCGCACCTGTAATGGCAACGCAATCACTACCATCCGCCGCTGCTTCGATGCCACCCAACGGCTGGGCAGCCAGACCGGAATCAACAACACGGACATACACAGCACCACCGAGTGCAGGAGTTCCGGCATTGTTCTTTACAGTCATGTAACCACTTCTCATAACGTCAATCGGCTGAACCGGATTCGGCGTGCCTGCTGCCAACGCTTCACTTGTTGCGGCCTGAAACGGGTACGGACGAACTGCAAATCCGTAAGGAACGACCGAACTATCACCAGTCGTGAACGGAGCCACTTTTTCAGTGACCAGTTTCACCGGAACACCGTAAACCAATACCGGAGTAGCTGAATCCATAAAGCGGGGTTCCACTTTGGACAATTC